CCACCCGTAAGAGCAGCCTTTCTTTAGTAGTAGTTTTAATCTTAGTTAGTGTCAATAGTAGCACCACCAAATACAGTTGCTAACGCTGTATCAGTATTTGCAGCAACATCAATGAAATTGGCCAATAATTTTTCTTGCCCAACCATCGTGAATGTGTAACCATTGAGGTCACCCATCGCAGTACCATTTGATACGTTAGCAGTTGTTACCTCCATACCGTGCTCAAGACCAGCAAAGAAGAAATTACCGTTACGTGATCTTACAACAACGTGAGGGCGGCCATAAGCCAATAACTTAGCAATTTTGTGAGTTGTAATATCTTGGTTCTTTAAAGTGAACGTCAAAGTTTGCTCAGCAAATGTAGTTCCGTTTTCACGTGAAGAATTTAAAACTTGATCAAAAGAGTTTGTTCCTTTCAATTCAAATTTGTAAAGTGTAGAAACACCAGCAACTGAATCAATTACATCCGTGTTTGTTCCGTCATAGGTAATGCCCGTATAATCTCCGTAATTAACAAAGTAGATAGCATCAATACCACCTACTGCTGTCTTACATACTTCAAGCCTACCGTTAGCTAAATCGCAGCTCATATTTTAAAATTTAATAGTTATAAAAAAGGGAGGAGTATTTTACCCCTCCCCGATTCTTAAAATTCAGTTAAGATTAGTTAGCGGAGTTTGTGATTCCGTAAGTAACCATATCCTCAGCAAAACCATATTTAGCATCAGCGGTGAAACGCATCACTACTCTGACGTTCTCAGATCCGTCAAGATCTGCGAGGTCGATCACTTTAACCAAGTTCATATCATTCAATAAGCCAGTAGCAAAGTGAAGGTTTGAAGATGGAGTAGCAATAGCAGTGTTAGCAGCCATACCGTTAGCCATAAATACCGGAATACCATCAAAGAAAACATCACCTAAGTTTTGGTTTGTTCCTTTGTTGTCAAAACCGTTAGCACCAACTCCAGAAGCAGCGAAACCACCTAAAGCACGTACATATGCTTTGTAGATGTTTTGAGCAACGTAAAGTTTAAGATCTGGATGACCGTAAAGGCGAGCTGGGATAGCGTCAACCAATTTGCCAAGCTCCGTGATAACATCACCAGCATCAACAGTTGTACCGGCAACTTCTTGAGCAGCTGGTAAAGCAGCATCCAAAGCAATTTGAGTAGAGATACCAGCGAATTGACCAGCAGTAGCGTTAACACCAGTCCAGATAGTTGTTTCCATTGAAGCAGCAACTTTCTCAGAAACGTAACCGATCAAGAAGTCAACAAAAGACTTAGGCATTACATCAAATGCAGAGTAACCCATCTCAGCCGCTTGCCAAGTAGAATGGAAATCTTTTTTACACAATTGTAGGTTTACTTGGAACTCCTCTGGTTGAAGAATACGCTCAGTAAGGGTAACAGTTGATGTAGCATCGAAATCACAAGTAGCGTTTTTGATGATGTCATCTGTACCGATTTTTTGAATCACTTGCTTGTACTTAACATTCGGGTGGATAGTGAATCCGCCTTTTTCTAAAGTTGGAGCAGATAATAATGCTGCAGCGATATATTTACCGCTAAATTCGCCAGCATAAGTTGTAGTAATTGAAGTGGTAGTAGCCATTTCTTAAAATTTAATTTGGTTAGTTATTTGTTTATTTTTTCAAAGATTGAATCCATAGTAGAACGGCCTTTTTTCTGAGCAAATTTGAACATTTCACGCTCTTGTACGTTCTCTGGATTATGTAAAATTGGTTTTGGCTCATCAGCAGCAGCTAACTCAACCGGAGCTTCTTCTTCTTGAGCTTCCACAGTTGGTTGTGCTGAAAGTTTTGCCAATTCAGCTTTCAATGATTCGTTTTCAGCTTGTAATTCTTCCATCTTAGAAAAGAAAGTTTCTTTGATGATAGATTCAATTGTTTTCTTTGGAGATGAAACCTCAGCAGCCATTTCCTCCTCCATTACTGGAGCTTCAGCTTCTGGTTCTTCAACTTCAACTTCTGGCTCAGCAGCTTCACGGATATCAGCAATCATACCCTCCTCCAATACAACCAAAATACGCATATCTTCCAATTCGTATTCTCCTACTGGTAAAGGAATCATTTGCTCATCCTCAGTTACAATAAAAACTTCGTTACCGGCTTCAAAAGCATCAGCTTCCAAAACAGAAACTCCGTCAGTTAATTTCATTTGTTCTAATTTCACTTCCATTCCAAGAAGTGCACGAACTTTGTTTAGGATTTTGTTTTCGTTCATTTTTTCTATTTATTAAACATCGCCATTTGTCCAAGTGTAGCCATTTAATGCGTCAACTGCAGCATCTACTTGAAAATAAAGTTTATCTACTTCGTTATAATTTGGAATTTGCTTAGGGTCAATACCTAAATCTTTTGCTTGCTTGTCAATTTTGTCAAACATATTGCCATACTTCATTAAAGTCTTATTAGTAGATGCAATAAGTTTTTCGCTTGCTGCATTAACCTTATCAGCTGCAGCTCCAGCTGCTTTTACAATTTTATCAGCTTCAACTTTTGCCTTAGTAATACCCTCATCAGCGGCTTTTAATTTTGCCAATTCTGCATTTACATCAGCAATCATTTTATTCATTGCATCTTTAGCGTTAAATAAATCTTCAGCAGCTCCAAGATTCACTTGATGTGATGCAAGATCAATTCTTTCTTTTTCAATACCGGCTACCTTAGCCATTACGCTTTTTAAACTCATCTTTTTGCTTTTATACGTCTTTAACTATACTTGTTTTAATTTGTTGCGTTTTTATCCGTTAACTCCGGTAATTGTTCTGGGAGCATTAGTATTATTTACTGATCCAGATCCTTGCTGAACCAAAGAACCTACGCCTTGATTTTGTAGATCTCCGTTGCAACATTCTTTTGAGTATTTACCATCATCGCATAAGCATCCACGCTTACCACCTCTTGGGCTTGATTTACTTGGTGTCTTTTTCATATTACTTAAGTAGTTCTTTAAGTTGGTTAATAATTTCCTCATTTACACTTTGTTTTAATGACATTTCATATTTATCAGCAAAGTAGCCCTCAATAGAAAAGCCTTTTACTTCTCCAGCTTTTACTCTCTGCCAAATATCATCGTTGTTTACTTTCATACTGATCATCCAAGTTCCTTTTGGTAAATCAAAGCCATATAATTGAGATTTGTCCGTTTTAGGATCATCAATAATCCAAGATTCAACAACAGACATTCCGTCAATTTCCTTAGCGTGTTCTAACGTAGCATTGTTTTGGTTAGATCTCATTAGGAATAATTCAGATGCTTTACGTACCGTGTTTTCAGAAAAGAATATTTCCCATTCACGTTTTGTTTTCTCATCGTTACGGTAAATCTTTTTGTTAGGCGTTAATGCTGGCCCCATCAAAATACGTTTCTCTTGATCAACTTCTTTGAGCTGAACTTGCTGCTTATTTAAAGCAATAAAGTTTTCCTCAATAGCTGGGTATTCTACAACGCTCACAGCATCTATCCCGTGATGCGGATTTTTCTCGTCTATAATTAGTTCAATTAATTCCATATTCCGTAAACTTAAAATGTGTTATAATGTTGCGTTTTCAATTCTGTTGCGATCCAATGCTTGAGCAGTTGTTACTGATCCAGAAACCACATACGCTTGAACTGGCGTTTGTTGAAGTTGAGCTAACTGATTTACTCCAGAATTTCCAACTACGTTAAAACTTGGTGCTTGCGTTTGCATTGTTCCTCCAAAATTATTTCCACTCGGAACGCTTGGCTCTGGCCCTCCTCCGCCCGGAGCTGGAACTGATGCAATAGCTTTTATGTTTTTAATACCAGCAGCAATAGCAATACCAGCATTAATAGGAGCTAATACCGGCCCAACAATTGGAATACCTATCGTTGCTGAGTATGCTTTCTGAGCAGATAAATATGTATCAATAGTTGCTTGAGCAATAGCTGCTGCTTTACCGGCTGCAGTTTGTTCTCCAAATAAGTTAGCAATTTCTCCAAAGGTATCTGATAATGCTTGCGCTGCTTCTAAGCGATCTTGCTGTTTTTGTTTATCTAAATTCTTTAGCCATTCAGCGTGAGCATATTCAGCATCTTGCTGCTCTGATAAACCAGCATTTGTTGCATCTACAATTGCTTGTTGGTAATCCTTTTCAGCTTGAATATCTGCCAAATCTCTTTCGTGAGCTTTATCAAAATATTCTTGATCAACAATATCAATTTCCATAGCAGCCTCATTAAAGGCTTGTACTGAAAAGTCGAGTACTTCTTTTTGATCTTTAGCAGCTTCTTTCTGTTGTTGCTTCCGTTCTTGAATACGTTGGTAACTTATATCAGCTTCTTTTTCATCTAAAGATAGTCTGGCATCAATTAACTTCTGAGATGTTTCCAACCAAGCAGCAGATGCGGCCTCATATTCTTTTGTGCTTCCGGTTTTAGATTTTTGAAGATAGATTTGTTTTAACTTCTTTTCTTCTTCTTCTAATAGCCTAATCCTATCTTTAGCTCCTTCTGCTTGGATTCTATTTAACTCAGCTTCGGATGCTCCCCTTTTCTTAGCATCAATTAATTCTCTACGTACTCTGTTGTCAAGTGTTTGGCTTACCGTTTCAGTTAGATTCTTTTGATCTTCTAATCTTTTATTCGTCTTTTCTAACTGAGCATCAAGTTGCTTTTGTTGTTCTTCTGCATCTTCAGTTGAATCTCCAAACAATCCCATAGCATCAGCAGCGAATCCTAACGCAACAACTAAGGCACCAATACCCGTAGTAATTAAAGCTCCTTTTAAAGTTGTTAAAGCAGTAATTACGTGAGCTTTTATTGCAGTTCCAAAAGATACAATTGAAGGTACTGATTCAATAAATCCTTGTACCCCTTGCTGAATAGCTAAAGCAGATTGAACACGAAGCAAAACCTTTTCAAGTTCTTCAAGTTCTCCTCCAAAAATACCAATACCACCTTGAGCAATAGCAAATCCAGAAGTGACCCCGCCTATTGCGCCTCCTAATTTATTTGCCATTGTTGTAGATGCGGCATCAACTGCCATATCCGTTTGGATTTGCACCTTACGGTATTGAGCTACGGTGTTTAAGAGATCTTTGTATTCTTTAGTTGCAGTTTCTCCAGCGTTAGCTAATTCATACAACCTATCTTCTGCCTCTCCCATTCGGGTAGTAAGCGGCTGCAGTTCTTCTCCGTAACGTTCAGCAAACGTAGCGGCGTTATTAAATTCTTGAGCTACTTCTTTAGTTGCTTGAGATAAATTATCCATTGCCTTTACAGCTCCGGAAGTATCGCCTTCTATTTTTACTTTCTTAACTTCTGCCATTTCGCTTGCTTATTATTTCTCGTTTCGCTTGTTTGATCGCCTTTCTAAAAGACGTATGTAGTTTATGCTTTCCTTTAGCTATATCAATATGCTCTCCTTTTCCGTAGAACTCATCTATCTGGAGCATTGCAATTATCTGTTGTATCATTGTACTACTATGTTTATGGTTTCACCTTGTGCAGTTCCGTCTTCCATTATGTACCTAACTCCTACACTATAAACCGTGTTTGCGGATGCTGGAGGAACTGTGATTGTTACGTTTGAGCTTTGCGTTATGCTTGTTTGGCTTACCGTAATGTCAGAACTTGCTGGAGCTAACAAAGCACTTGTTGCTCCGTTAAGTAAGTTGATTGCAGTTGCTACGCTTCCTCCGCTTGTAGGCACAATGTAGAAAGGCACTTTATTAATCATTGGTCTGAAATCTAAATACAGCGAAAGCATAACTTCACCGCTTGTTAGGTTAGATTGCATATCGTTAATGATATAACGCTTGTCCCTAATCATTACCCTATCGTTTAGCTTCAATCCAGTAAGTAAGCTAATTGGCAAAATTGTTTTGACGGTGATTAGCCTTTGCTTTAGGTTGTAAAGGTTGTATAGATAAGAGAAATAATACTGAGCAAATAGCGTTTGTTGGATTGGCACAAGTAATAAGCTCGAAGTTTCTGGAGCAAAGTTTAAAGTTAAGTCCGTGTTATTGTATCTCAAGTCTTGACCAAATGGTGTATAACTTGTGATAGTAACGTGCGAACCTACTTGCAACTTGAAATTACAATCTTGGTTGTCATACTGATACAAAAGAATTGGCTTCGGTGTGTATGGAGCAAACTCATTATTTAAAGCGTAACCTACTTGCAATTGCGTACCGTCAAATTTTTGTTGTAAGATATTCTCGAAAGGTAAATCAACTGTATATTCCCCACCATCGTAATCGTACTGGTAAGTCATATCTCCGTAGCCTCGTGAGTAAACTTGGCTAAACTGCTTATTTAAAAAGCACTCAGAATCCTCAAACTTGAACGTAATCTTTTTGTAAAGTGGTATACGAGAAACATCAATTGAATCTACATCAGTAAACTTAGTGATGTCAACAATTGCTCCTTGTCCATACCAATCATCTAAAGGTGCAAGTTGGTACGTGTTTTCATCCGTGCCAATGCAAACCATATTAAACGCTTTGAGGATTCCAGTAAAGAAATCTGCAATCTTCATCTGAGGAGCATTAGCCGCAAGGTTTTGGTCAACCGTCATTGACAAAGCAGATACTGAAATGGCAACTTGGTCTTGAAGCAATGAAGTACCAGAGAAAAAGTTTACTGCATAACCTACATTGAGCGTAATGTTATTAGTTCCGTTAGGTCTGATTTTAAATGAGTAAGTAGATTGTAAACCAATTACGTTGTTGATTAGCTCAGAGTGAATAACTCCCGTTCCGCTACCTAAAATTGAGTTGATTAAGTTTCCGTTTTGATATACGTCAACGTAATACGTGTTTGATGTAGATGCAGTCAGCACGCTTACGCTAACTCGTTGAAGAACTACGTTTGGTATGTAAGCTACATTTACTTCGTTTGTAGTAAGGTCAACTTGAGGTGTAAGGTCATACGTTGTGAACGTTGGAGTAATACTTGTAAAGTCAAGGTCATAGCTTCCTCCAGTTATGCTAAACTCTCCTTTGTTTTTGTACAATAAGAATAGCTTTGTAAAGCGGTCATCATCTAAGAACGTGCCATCAAATGTTATTCCGTATTTCGCTTGGATTAAGTCAAAGATTCTTGCAACTCTAAAAGCTGGAAAAAGCTCATCGTATTTAATTGCACCACTTGTAGAATAAATGTTGTTATCTGATATTGAAGTTATATTCAGCCAGTTTGGTGTAGTGGCGTTTACATAGTTTGATTGGTAGTGCCAAATTCGCTTAGAACTAATCAAAGGATATTTAACGTCATAAGCATTTGTTGCGTCTGAGATTCGGTTGGCTACTTCAGTTCCGTTGAAAGGATGATTGTAATCAATGTAATTCAAATCAGAAAGTAAATCCTCACCGAAGTAATCTTTGAGCGTTCTGCCATCTCCGTAGAAAGTAACCGTGTAACTATGCGGTCTTCCGTTTTTAAGATTCGCCTTTTCAATCTGCAACTTTCCTCTGCGGAAAAACGAAAGGTCAACTTCAATGAATGAATCTAATCTGAGGTTGTAATCAATCAACGCATTAACATCCGATTGATAAAAGTGCTGAAATATTCCGTTGTTATGGTCATTAGCTGGAATCGTAAAGCTCTGCGAAAAGTCCGTAAACGTTTTAGAAATGTCTTGTACGTTTTGAACGGTGCTTGTTACGTTGATTTGTTCGTCATCGAAAAGCTCTAATTTTTCAGCAGTTGATAAATCTCCATACAAACCTCCTAAGTCCTCAAGGAAATTAAGTAAGCATTGCCCAGATTCACAAGTTCCACCAGCAGCAGTTACGTTAGTGAAAAACGTATTTACAACCGATGTAGTTATGTTCTGATAGCTCTTTGTGCTTACGTATAAATGTACTTTTCTTTTCATCAGATAACTGAGTTAATAACATCGTAAGCGTATTCAAATTCAAGTTGGTAGTTGATCATTCTTGAGTTAATCTCTTTTTGAATGTCCATAGATTTTGTGTTTAATTTGGCAGCAGTTCCATTAACTAAGATCTTTTCGCTTAACATCATTTGCTTAACTACTTCTCCAAAGGATTCATCAACCCAATCAGAGTTCAATCTTGTTGTTTGTTTTCCATTAGCATTAAACACTTTGCGTTGTCCCTCTATTACTGAGTAGTTAGGGAATGAGCTTTGCATCAAATTATATTCCGTGTTTTCGGTATTTAAAGTATCGTAACTTGCGCCAAAGAACCATTGCCTTTGCCACGCTCCAAACTTGTTAACGAAGTCAACTTTAACCGGAGTATATTTGCATTTGGTTTGAGGATAGAAATAACCAGTCCAAGCAACTGCACCAGATGAATTAATCAATTCAACTTTATTTCCTACGCTTAAAAATGATGAGTACACTCTTGGGAAATTGCTAACTCGGTTTGGTAGTCCGCCAATAGGCAAGTTGTAAACAGAACCGGATGGGTTTGTGTAACGCATAAACGTATTGTTGCTATTTGATACAGTAATCCAACCTATGTCAGTTGTTCCGTTATAATAGTAAGTGCTTGGCGAAAGCAATACTTCAGTCAAAGACGGATTGTAAAGGTCACCATAATAACCAAATCCCTCAAATGCTCGGTGCTGCTCTGCTGTTCCTACTTCAGTAAAAGTATTAGTTACCCTTTTGAATTTACGGATTTGTACTTGGCAATATTGCGTTGTTGTCGTGTTTTGGTTAACTGCTGGAGTTGTCTGAATTGAATTGTGATTAATGAACTCACGAATGTAAGGAGCTAAATCATAATATGTAGCTGCTGAATTGCTTGATGGTATCAGCTTGCTTAATACATATTGCGGTGCAGTTGGGATAGCTGTTGTACTCGTGCTATTCCACAGTCTTAATTCAATCTTAGTTTCTACTTGTCCAGTTTCGTTTATTGTTACGATATATGGGCTCCTTACAAATATGTTAGCCATTTTCTAAATTGTATAATGTTTCGTTAAATAGTTTAATTGCATCTAATCCGTATTTTTCAACGAGATCTTCCGGTAATTTCTTATAAGCATTTTCAAACGGTCTGGTAAAAAACAAACTCGGCTTTATTCCGTTTTTAAATATGAATCTTGACAAAGCAAACTGCAAACTCTTTCTGCTTGTAAATTGTCCCGCACTATTTCTTGGCGATATTCCTTTTCTTACTATCCACTTGTCAAATGCTCTTGGCGGTGGCGGTTTTTGTTTATAAGAAAAAGGTGTATTATATTTCTTTTCAGTTCCGGAAACCCCTTGATCTTGAAAGATACCGTATTGCTCCATCCAGAACTCAAGCTCAAAACTGTTTTTATTTACTTTCAATCGGCTATCCAAAGAATCTTCTAAGTTACCTCCGCCCTTTCCGTATTTACGTAGGTTTTTCTTTGATTCGTTTATTACGAATTTCCGGAACTTATTTAATTCTTGATATACCTCAGTATTCTCCATTAACAAATAGTCATTTCGTTAGGAACAACGATCTCAAATGTCATAGCCCATCCAGCCAAGTTATTCTCAAAACGCTCTGAAAAAGGCTCTAATTCAGCAGTATCTTCAATCTGTACCTTAGCATCCCAGATGCTGCCAGCCTTCATTAACTTAAAAGCTCTGATCAGTACATCGTGCATTGCATTTAATACATCCGTTTCATTATCCATTCCGTAGAATAACTCAGTATCAATTTGCTTGCTTAGATCAACTATATCCATCGCCATAATAGTTAGGTTGTAACGAACTACAAACTCCTCAGCAATGCTTGAGTTAACCATTATGTGAACTAAAGGAAATATTGTTTTCTTATTTAGATCAACAGAAAATATATCCCCTTGCGTTACTTCGTTAACTATTGGATCCGAAGCAAAGTGAGCTCTTAATGTATCTACGGTGGTAAAATAATTCATCGTCTTAATTGTCTTTCAAGTTGTCTTTTTTCAATTTCGTTTTTTTGCTTCTCAAACGTGAGAAACGTGAGGCATTTAGTAAGTCGGAGCTTTGTAACTTCATCGAATCTTCCAACATCGCCCTTAGAGAGTGCATATAGCGATTGATACCATCCCCATCGTTTTCCAAATTGAGTTGTTTCTGAAAAGTCTTCAAGATGGTTGGATTCTTCTTGATCTCCCTCTCCAAATAATTCAGTATAGCTGGCAATAATTCGTTTCCTAAATTCCAAAAAAAAAGCGATGCTGCAATACAAACATCCAACGGAGCGAATCTCATCAACTCTTGCATATCTTGGTTAGGATTGTACTCTGCTATTTCGTATTTATCTCCTTTTCGTTTTTTAATAGGGCGATATAAAACTGCCATTGCCTTGTGAAATGTCTGCCAATTACTCAAACTGGATTCTAGATCCACATATTCGCCAAAAGTAATTTCTTCTAACTCCGGAATGAAACCAAATTCCATATCCTTAATCTTAAACGTAGGTTGAAACTTTGGCTTCTCTGAAAACAGTTGAGTAAAATGCCCTACAAGCTCATTTAAAGAGCTTAGTTTAATCTTTACTATATCCTTGAGGGTAACATCACAAAAGATCTCAATCATCTTCTGAGCGACAAATTCATCGTCATTACTATTTTCTTGCATAGCAACGTAAGTTTGATAGCGTTTTAAGCTGATCTCACTTAATGAAGTTGGTACATTCAAGTCAATTTCCATACTCATATAACTTATTTTTTTAATTGTTGTTGCGCATAATTATAAGCAGCTCTTAACATCGTCAAGTGTACTCGTAACTTTTCTGGGTTATTAAAGATTATTTGTATTCGTTTTCCGGTACGCTGGAATATGTACATCTCTACGTACACGCACATTGCCTTAGTATAATCCTCAGACATTAACGTATGTTGTAATTACCGGCGTTTTTCCTTAATCCTAAGGTTTCCATTTCGTGATAACGTAACGCATCAATAGCGTGGTTATATCCATCAATAGGGCGGTTTGTTTTAGTTCCGTCTTTTGTACGATCCCAGCAGTAAGCTCTAAGCTCCTTAATTAAGTTTGTGCTTTGCTTAGTTACAAAATACTCTTGTTGCTGCATTACATCAATCCCGTACTTAATTGAATCATTGCCTTTCGTTGCTCCTTTGATCGTCTTTCCGTATCTCCGGATCTCATCAATTGACTTTGGCTCGGAACTATCTGCAAATATAGTAACGCCACTCGGTAGCCTTTTGGCTATGTCTGAGTTTAGCATACCAGTTTGGTAAACAAGTTCGTTTACTATTCGCTTACCATTCCAGTTATAAATTTCAATCGCTGCTGTTGGATCATTTGAGTAACCAAAGTCAAGTCCTATTCCTATCAATCTTGCTTCATCTGGAATCTTGTCAATCTCTTTCCAGTTTTCAAATATTACACCCTCTAAAGATCCAACAAGAGAAGGCTTAAAAGATACACCAAAGAGGTATATCAAGTTTATGAAAGAGTTTTTGGAGCCAAAAGAATTTAACTTCACCACGTTTGATGCAGAAGGTACCGATGAAATGATCATCCAAACAAACATACCGTTCTACTCTTTATGCGAGCATCATGTTGCACCTTTTTTCGGAGTAGCTAATGTTGCCTACATTCCAAACGGAAAGATTGTAGGATTAAGTAAGCTAGCACGCACAGTTGATCTTTATGCAAATAGATTTCAAAATCAAGAACGGATTACTACTCAAATTGCAGAACGTTTACAAAATGAATTAAACCCGCTTGGAGTTGCAGTAACTTTAAAAGCTCAACACCTTTGTATGTGTATGCGTGGAGTTAAGAAACATGATACATGGACCTCAACTAGTAAAATGATTGGAGTATTTAAAGATAACTTAAATGCAAGAAATGAGTTTTTAAGTTTAATTAAGTAACAACGAAACAACAACGTAATGGCAGGCAAAGGACAAATTGAACCAAGATGGCAAAAGGGAGAGAGCGGAAACCCAGCAGGCCGGCCAAAAGGAGCCAAGAACAG